TTAAATTATTTTACTAAACTTTAATAATAAGTTTGCACAATCAAAATAAAATACTACATTTGAAAAATCAAACAAACGACGTTCTTTCCCCTTAGTTTAATTACAGAACATTAGCCGAAGAGTAATGGATACAATCGGAGGTTAAAAGTGTGTGCGAGATTCATGCAGGGTTAAATTTTCAAACAAACAAAAACAAATAAACATGGATTACTTAGAATTTTTAAAACAGAAACAAAAAAAGCACGTTGAGAGCGGCTTTGAATTACCTGATGATGCACTTAATAAAAGCCTATTTCCTTTTCAAAGGTTTATAGTTAAGAGGGCTTTAAAGGCTGGTAAGTATGCGATATTTGCCGATTGTGGTTTAGGTAAAACATTAATGCAATTAACATTTGCCGAGAAGGTTGCAGAACATACCAATAAACCAGTGCTAATACTTGCACCTTTAGCTGTTAAAGGGCAAACATTAAACGAGGCTAAACGATTCGGAATAGACACCACTAACATAGTAATTCAAAACTATGAGCAACTTGATAATATTGATTGCTCTATTTTTTCGGGTATTGTTTTAGATGAAAGTTCTATTTTAAAAAACTTTGAAGGAGAAACAAAAAAGAATATCATTGATAAGTTTAAAAATACTCCTTACAAGCTGGCTTGCACCGCAACACCATCGCCAAATGACCCGATGGAACTTGGAAACCATAGCGAGTTCTTAGATGTTATGGGTAGAAATGAAATGCTTGCAATGTACTTTGTGCATGATGGTGGTGAAACAGCTAAATGGAGATTGAAAGGACACGCTGTAAAAACATTTTACCAGTTTATTGGTACGTGGGCTATAATGTTAAATAAGCCTCAGGATATAGGTTTTACAATGGAAGGTTATAACTTACCTACTTTGAATATTTTAGAGCGTAAAATAACTACGCCAAAAAGAGATAACGGGCAACTATTTAACGATGCTATTATAAGTGCTACGAACTTTAATCAAGAGTTGAGGTTAACTAAGATTGAAAGAATGGAAGATGCTATTTCATTGGTAAATAATAGCGATGAAAATTTCATCATTTGGATTAAGCAAAATGAAGAAGGTGAATATTTGAAAAAATTAATACCGTCTGCTGTTGAGGTTAAAGGTTCAGATAGTTCAGAGTATAAAGAAAAGATGCTTTTAGGATTCGCAAATAATGAATTCAGAGTATTAATTACTAAGACTAAAATAGCTTCGTTTGGTATGAACTATCAAAACTGCCGAAATCAAATATTCGCTTCTTTAGATTTTAGCTTTGAGGGATTATACCAAGCGATAAGACGTTCTTATAGATTCGGGCAAAAGAATGAAGTAAACATTCATTTAATTACTACCGATACAATGGCAAACGTAAAACAATCAATAGATAATAAACAAAAACAATTTGAACTTATGCAAGACGAAATGAGCAAAGCGATTAATGCTAATTTAAACAATGAACAAATGAAATCAAATGCGTTTGATGTAACAGAAGAACAAAATGAATTCTTCAATATTAAAAGAGGCGATTGTATTCAGTTAATTAAAGATGTACCAAGTGAAAGTGTTGGGCTATCTGTTTTCTCTCCGCCATTTGCAGAACTTTACACATACTCAAGCCACTTAGAAGATATGGGTAATAGTAAAGATTACAATGAATTTTTGATTCAGTTTGGATTCTTAATAAAGGAACTTTACAGAGTTTTGCAAAGCGGTAGAAATGTAGCTGTTCATTGCATGGACTTACCTATACAAAAAGGAAAGGAAGGATTTATAGGACTTCGCGACTTTAGCGGCTTACTTTTAAAAGCATTTAGTGAAGCTGGATTTATTTATCATTCACGTATAACGATTTGGAAAGACCCTGTTGTTGAAATGCAAAGAACTAAGGCGCTTGGTTTACTTCATAAGCAAGTAAAAAAAGATAGTACTATGAGCCGCGTTGGAATACCTGACTATGTAATGGTATTTAGAAAAGATGGAGAAAGAACCAATCCAGTAACAAACACAAATATACCAGTTGATTTGTGGCAAAAAATAGCTTCTCCAGTTTGGATGGATATTGATTACGGAAATACATTGCAAGGTTATAGAAATGGCAGAGAAGAAAATGACGAAAAGCATATTTGTCCTTTGCAATTAGATACTATTGAAAGATTGATCTTACTATATTCTAATGAAGGTGATACGGTACTTACTCCATTTATGGGTATTGGTTCAGAGGTTTTTCAAGCAGTTAAAATGAATAGAAAAGCTATCGGTTTTGAATTAAAAGAAAGCTACTACAACCAAGCTAAAAAGAATGTGCAGAGTGCTGTATTGGAAAAATCACAATCAACACTATTCTAATATGCAAGAACTAATCAAACGTAACTACGCTTCTATTGTGAAGCGTGGTTACATAACACCTGAAACAACAGACTTACAATTCATTCGTAAAATTGAAGAAGAAGTTGAAGAGGCTATTTATGAATCATTACTTAAACGTAAAGGCAAAGAAAACAATTTAGGCGAAGAATTAGCAGACGTTATTTTGACGTGCTTAAATTATGCGCATCACTTCTCAATCGACATCGAAAAAGAACTACTCAAAAAGATTGATAAAAACGAAACGCGAAAGGATTAATTGTTTATATTTGTGCATCTCTTAGCGGAAAAGACTAAATCAACTAAGATATTTAAAAACAGCTTAATCGGGTTACTTGTTATAGGTATTAGTCTACCTCCGCGCAAGTACCCGAAGCGGCTACTTATTTTTATAGGTTTAGTAAAACCTGTTATTATTATGGTAAAAATATTTTTTTACGGAAAAGGAACTTCGTCTTACAAAGAAGATTCATCATTTATCCAATGTGTTAGAGAATCGGATGATGTCGTTTTATCAATTACAGAAGGAGATAGAAATCTATTTATTTCCTTAGACAAATCAACAGCTATAAGATTAGCTAAGAAATTGAGAACTGAAATAAACAAGATTCAGGAAGGAGGGCAAAATGTCTAATGGAAAAGACCCAGCAGCACTTTTTTATATAGATAAGTGGTTAGTAGCGACAGCAGAAATGGATGCAGACTTAAGAGGCTGGTATCTTAATTTAATACTTCATCAATACGATAAAAAAAGTTTGCCAAACGATGTTGAAGCATTAGCTGTTTTAGCAAATGTTAAGTTTTCTGAATTTGAAAGATTTAAGCAAATGTTTGAGCAAGTGCTTAAGCATAAATTTAAGCAAGATGATGAAGGAAGATTAAAACAGCATTTTGCAGCAGAAGTAATACAAGCAAGAGAAAAGTTCACAGAAAAAAGGGGACTTGCTGGAAAAATAGGATACTTCATAAAGTTTGTAAAGCGCGTTCATGGTGATGATTATAAATTTATAGAGTATTTAAAAAATGAAATTGATTTTGAAAAATTAGATACTAAAAATGAAGATAGTTTAAAGCAAGTGCTTAAGCAAATGCTTAAGCTATATATAAATATAAATAAAGATTTAAATAATAATAGTAATAGTAATGTAGAAGACAAAAGAGAAAAGTCAAAACAACTTTGGAATTATTTATTAAGTTCCAAGCAATGGATTGACCCGTTAATTATGAAGCATCAAACCAATAGGGAATTAATAGCACTTTCATTAAAAGATTTTTTTGCAATACAGAATTTAATCGAAAAACCGAGAGAGGATGCAGAAGAAGTTAAAAAGCATTTTGCTAACTGGCTAAAAACAAACCCACCTAAAAAGGCCGAAGTACAGTTAAGCAATAACCCAGCGCCTTGGGCTAACTTTGGTAAACACGAAGAACTATGAGTAAATTAATAGCAGCAGAAAACATCTTTGAGCCATCAGAGGGACGCGCATTCGTAGAAGGTTTGCGAAGCGGTGCGATAAAAAGAGGGCTTGGTATTGGCGACAAAGTAGCTGACCAGCATTTAGCTTACAAGCCTGAGCAACTTGTATTCATTAACGGGCACGATAACGTGGGTAAGACCGACTGGATATTGTGGTATTTTTGTGTCTTAAGCAAAAAGTATAATTTGAAGTGGGATATATTTTCAGCCGAAAATTCAATAGGTTCATTGAAAGTTAAGATAGCGCAGTTTTTAACGGGCATCAATATTTTTAAGATACCTGAAATGCAGTTGCATAGAACGTATGATGAAATGAGCGAAATGTTTAATTTCATTCGGAACGATAGGTTATTTGATGCAAAGCAAATATTGGAAGTGAGCAGCGGCACGAAGTCAAACGGCTTACTTATTGACCCGTACAATTCACTTAAAGGCATGGGACTGGGTAACAACAAGCACGAAGAAGACTACGAGATATGCGCTTTGATGCGTATCTTCTGCAAGCAAACACATAAAAGTCTTTACGTTAATACGCACCTGGTAACTGAGGCAGCGCGTAAGAAGTTCCCAAAAGACCACGTAAACGAAGGGCATTTGATGCCTCCCGAAAAAGCCGACACCGAAGGAGGGCAAAAGTTCGCCAATAGAGCCGATGACTTCATAAGTATTCACCGTATGACACAACACGCAACAGCATTCAATGTAACGGAAGTACACGTAAGAAAGGTTAAAGAAACATTAACAGGAGGTAGTGTTACACCGAGAGAAGCACCGTTATTGTTTACAATGCAAGACTATTGTAAATTCACTATTGGAGGTAATAACGTACTTGAAACAACACCGGTACAACAAACACTAACAACTTTAAACCATGCAAAAAATGAAGGATTTGAAACTGAGAGCGTTCAAGCGGATGCAGACCCTTTCCCGTTCTAAGATAGCAGAGGAGAGAGAAACGGATAGCCTAAACGATTTATTTAAAGAGGAGATCATGATTGATTTATCATTCGACTTGGCACTTTGCGAAATGATGGCGAAAAAGTCAGCTGGGGCGAAAAAGAATAACTGGGAAAATATGGCTTTAAGAATTCAATCGTATAAAGATTACATTGAGAAAATACATTCTAAGGCAAAAAGAGAGTATCTAATAAACGATTTAAAGCCAAGTGAAGTGATTACATTACTCGATAAAAATAAGCGCTTAGAACGGCTTAATTTAAGTTTGATGAAACAGAACGAGAATTTAAAAACGCAAATTGATAACTATGTCGCAAAGTTTGGATTATAACGATAAGGTGTGGGGATTGCTTATTTCAATGAATGTAGGTGATGAGTTCAATATAATTGAGAAGGTTGCACCCGATAGAAGGCAAAAGTTTATTGAAATAGTAAAGAACTACATGGACCACGATTGCAGTGATTTAACTTATATTGAGTTCAACAACGAATACACGAAAATTAAAAAATATTTAAAATAATCTTGGAAAAGTTTGCAGAATAGAAAAGTAGTTGTATATTTGAGAACAAATTAAAACAAACAATATGAAAACAGAAGACAAAAAATATTTCAAAGCAGTATTAAGTGCATACGAATCGCTTGAAAAAAAACAAGAAAACGGAACTATCACAATGGATGAAGAAGCGTCAATGAATAGCTTGTTTCAAAGACTTGAAATGTACTTATATGAAAACTAAAAAAGGCTGGGGTGGCGCTCGACAAGGTTCGGGTAACAAGCCTAAGTATAATGAGAAAACAACAACCATCGCTTTTCGTGTACCGATTAGCAAGGTGGATGAGGTTAAAGTATTAATCAAACAAAAACAAACACAATGGAAAATAAAGACACAAGATTAATCTACGTTTACGATTCAAACGGCACTTTGGTAAACGGTAAGCCTTTTGTTGGTTTTAATAATTCGGTAAAGGTGATTATACCGAATGAATCTGATGATGAATATGATTTAGTTGTTATTGATTCAATTAAATGGAATTGCAGACCAAATGGAGATGCAATACATGGCTACTACTTCCGCACCCGTCCGACGACCGTATTCAAATCAAAAGTTAAGTTTTACAGTTTAAAATTAAAAGCATGAAAGCGCCTGAAAGAACAACGTACATCTACCGAATAGTAGGTGAACAAAGACACCTCGAAATGGTATGCCCAACGATAAGCGCAGCATCGAGATTTGTAGCGAGTGAATTAGATTTGAACGTGAGAACCTTTAGGATTGAAGGGCATATAGACACAGAGATACCAGTCGGGAATCGATACGTGTTAACTTCGTATTTAAAGTGGAAAAGCAAAGCAAAGCAGATAAACGAATTGATGATTGAAGCAGCAAACAAACCTCAACATTTGCGATTTACTGGTTTTAGTTATAAGTTTGACGAATGCGACGAATTGCAAGAATCGATAGTAACCAAAAGCAAATAGTAGAACAACTAAGGAGGTTAGGTGTAACTGTATTACATACTCACCAGCTTAAAAACTGCTTTGATATTTTGGTGGGTTACGAAAAAAAGAACTACGCTTTTGAAATTAAAGACGGCAGCAAGCCAAAAAGCGCAAGGAAGTTAACGGAGGGTGAACAAAAGTTCTTTGACGGCTGGTTAGGGCAAGTTGATAAAGTTGAAAGCATTGAAGATATTTGTCGAATAATAGGTATAAAACTTTTGTAAAATGGGTGATTACGATTTAATGCCGTTTGGCAATTATGAAGGCTGGGAACTGGGCGATGTACCAGCTGAATACTTGTTAAGCATTCTTAAAGACGGCAAAGCGAAAGGTCAACTGAAAGAATACATCGAGGATGTTAAAGATATCTTGGAGTTAGAAATGAAAGGTAAATTGAATTAAATTGAAAGCAAGCGTAAACAGCAAAGTGATTGAAGGTAAGTGCGCCACGAATAAAGGCAGCATATCGAAAGCCTTTGAACAATTTGAAGGGAGAGAGATAACAATTACCATTGAAAAGAAAAGAAGGAAGCGCAGTAACAATCAAAATTCATATTTATGGGGGTGTGTTTATCCTTTAGTTAAAATGCAATTCTATGAAACGTGTGGTGAAGTGTTTACCATTGAGGAGGTTCACGAGATAATGAAGATGAAATTCAATAGCATTGTTTTAGCTAACGAAGAAACAGGAGAAGTGATAATAGCACCAAAAAGCACGACTAAAAACAGCAAGTTTGAACAAGAGCAATATCATGAGCAGATAAGAAACTTTGCAAAAGAGTGGTTTAATATTCACATACCGTTGCCGAATGAAGAAATTTTTATAAATTCGTAAAAAACAAACGAATGAGCGGAAATTTCGATGCAGAGAAAAGAGTTCTAATTGACAAGATGCTGAATGATTGCATTGAAGATATGACCAGGGAGAAGGTAAATGAATATTACGAGTATATAAGGGACAAGTTCCATATTTACAACCTCCCGAAAGAATGCGATTTAATGCACGTTCTTAAACAAAGATTTTACGGCAGAGGCAAATGGTGGATGATAGATTGCCCGATCAATAAGTTGAAAGTAATACAAGCGAAACGAGAAACATATAAACGACCTTACTTTATTGAGGTATTAAAACAAATAGGATGAATAGGAAATTAAAAGCAATCGTAAAAGGAATATTAATAGTTTGGGTGATTGGCTCATTTGCAGCACTAACCTACTTCGCCAGCTTTGCAATAGCGTTTAGCGTTTATTCGCTTATAGCTTGCTACTTTATGTTAAACAAGTAAACAAACAAAATCAATCAATATGAAACAATCAATCTTAGCATTATTTGCGGTTATAGTAATCGCATCTTGCACCAAGCCAAAAGAAGAAACCACGCCAGTATCAAATCCAGTTAATACAGACCTATACGGTAGTTGGTTGCTGGATAGCCTTAGCAGTCCCGATAAAATGAAATGGCAAGATACAGTATTGTTTAAGTTCTATTTAGTAATTGAGCAAGGACAAGTTAAGAATCAACAAGAATCGTTTAGCTTCATGCCGAGAGTATCACAGGGCGTTAGTTCAATAACTGCGGCTTGCACTATCGATAATGATGTAATAAGCTGGGGAAGTCAATCTTATACTTTTACGGTATCGAAAAATGAATTAACTTTAGTAAGAGTTAATCCAAGTAGTAAGGACACTAAGCGAAAACATTATAAGCGTAAGTAATGAGCGACAAGAAGATTAAGCAGTATTACAGTAAGATAATTAAAGAGGCATTGAAGGAAGTTGAGAGGAGGCAAAATAGTGAAAGTGAGATGCTTTGTTATAAGTATAAGAAGGCAGCCTTAAAAAAGGGCAATTATGGGCAAGACTAGTACATCATGGAAAAAGGGAGAAGGCGGAAGACCTAAAGGCGCAGAGGGTAAAGTTACCGCTGATGCTAAAGCCTTATTCATGGAAATAATGGAAGGTCAAGTACCTAAAGTGCAGGAAGCATTAAATGAGGTTTACAAAGAAGATAAAGCCGCGTTCTTAAAGTACCTAGCCGCATTGATGCCTTACTTCATTCCTAAGAAAACAGACGTTACCAGCAACGGCAAAGAACTAAACGAGAAGCCTATAATTATTGATTGGAATGGCGGAAGCGATAAGGATAATACCGTTTAACAAACAGATTGAAGCGAAGAGAGTAGCTGATACCAAGACCTTTACACTTTACGGGGGTGCTATTCGAGGCGGCAAATCTTATTGGCTGCTGCTTTGCTTACTTTCTAATTGTTTCAAGTACGATAAAAGTAGGTGGTTAGTGGTACGTGAATCATTACCAACACTTCGTAGAACTATATTAGTAACCTTTCAAAGATTGCTTGATGACGGCTTTCAGCAATACGTTAAGGAGTTCAATCAGCAGACGATGACGGTTACATTTACCAATGGAAGCCAAATAATATTCTTAGCTGAATCATTCGACACAGACAAAGAACTAAATAGGTTTAGAGGGCTTGAGATAAATGGCGCTGGCTTAGATGAGATTAACGAACTGCAAGAAGCAACATTAAACAAAGTAATCGAGAGAAGTGGAAGCTGGACGGGTTCACCTAACTGCCCTATTCAAATCTTAGCAACGTGTAACCCATCAGGCGGTTGGGTTAAGTCAAGGATATACGATAAATGGAAGGACAACACACTACCGCCAACGTGGGCTTATATTCCTGCAAAGATTAGTGATAACCCACATATTCCAAAAGATTACGTTGAATCACTTAGGGCAAATATGCCAGCGCACGAATACGATGTATTTGTGAACGGTAATTGGGAGGTGGATTTGAACGGCTCATTATTCAAGCGCACAGACTTTAATTACTTTGATAAGTTGCCCGAAGGTTTGCCCGAAAGCGTATTAGGGTACGTTGATATAGCAGACGAAGGTAGCGACTACCTATGCGCTGTATTTGCTAAGATATACGGCAATCAAATATACATTACCGATGCTATCTTCACTCAGGACACAATAGATATAACTTGTCCAATGGTTGCAGCTAAGATAAAAGAGTTGAATGCAGACTACACCCGTATTGAAGCAAACAATCAAGGAAGCGGTTTCATTCGCTTACTTCGTCAATCGGTGCAAGAGGATAAGGTATTGAGCATTAAGAACACCGCAAACAAGCACACACGAATATTGATGGCTTACCACATCATAAAGAATAAGTTCGTGTACGTTCACCCTGAGAAGCAAACAGATGAATACAGAGCAATGATGCAGCAAATATACGAGTATAAGAAGGACGGTAAGAGTAAGCACGACGATGCACCCGATGCGATGGCTGGACTGGCGAACTTCATACAAGCCTTACTGCCGCACATCTTTGAATAAAAAAAATTACCGATTACTTTTATAATTAATTTTAAAAAAAATTATTCAAATGAGTTATGTATCTAATTTAGTGGCTCGCATGTTCGGGCTTAGCACCTTCAACGGTATGTACTCGACCTCAATATACGACCGTAAGAACCCCATTCTTATTGATACGGAAAATAAACTAAGAATTTATAACACTATTCCTCATCTTCAATCTGTAATCAACCAGTTAGCCGATATGTTTAAGAACATGGATATAAAGCTATACGATAAAAAGACTGGTGAGGAGATTAAAGAGCATGAGGTATTAAACCTATTGAATAGACCTAACCCTTTGCGAACGCGCGAGGAGTTTTTATTTGAATACTATGTTTTTAAATCTGTGTTTGGCAATGCCTTCATATACGAGATTAAAGGACTACCAAGCGCGTTACCTTCGTTAATGTGGAACTTACTACCAAGCGATGTTGAGGTTATTCCAACGGGTAAGCTATACAATCAAACAACGGTCGATGGAATTATTAAGTCTTATAAGGTATATGATCAAGGCACTTACTTTAATGTGCAGCCTTCCGATATGATATATAAGAATGAGGGAGTTGGCGGTAACCTTATAACATCACAAAGTAAGATTGATTCTTTGCAGTTGCCTTTATCGAATATCATTGGTGCGCTTAAAAGTGAAAATGTGTTAATAGTTGAACGTGGTGCAGAAGGTATATTAAGCAATGAAAGCCAAGCCGATGGAGGCGCCATACCTTTAGGCAAAGAGGAACGCGATAGAATAGAACGTGAAATGAGTAAAAGCTACGGCATATTTGACGGGCAGAAGCGTAAAATCATCACCAATAGTTCTTTGAAGTGGCAGCCGATGACTTTTCCGATTAAAGACCTGATGCTATTGGAGTGCATAGAGAGCGATTTTCAAACAATATGCGCTGCTTACGGTGCTGACCGCGATATATTCCCAAGCACAAAGGGCGCAACATTCGAGAATAAAAACAACGGTGTTAAATCAACTTATCAGAATACAATACAACCGCAAGCCGATGACTTTATGAGCATCTTAAACGCTGCATTCGGTTTAGAGAAACAAGGGTTGTACTTAGTTGCTGACTATTCATATTTGCCAGTGTTGCAAGAGGACAAACAAAAAGAAGAACAATCCGAAAAAACAGAAGCAGAAAAAAACAGCATCAATGTAAATACGATAATCACTTTGAATAGAGCGGTGTTAAATGGAGAGATAAGTCGTGATGTTGCGGTGAACATATTAAGCGATGTAATGAAGCGAGGTGTAGAGGAAGCAAACCATCATATCAATTAAAGAAAAAAAATTGCGAATAGTTTTTGTATTTATTTTTGAAAAGAAATGGAAGAAGCGAAAAAAAATATACTAAGTGAAGTCGATAAGAAGTCGGCTCATTACTCAGTTAAAAGTGCTGATGCTAATATTTTAGATGTTAGCACATCGTCCCGTATCGTTACGGGCTTTTTCAATTCTTACAACTTCTTTGATTCAGATAAGGATGTGTTAATAATGGGTTCGGCTAAGAAGTCAATCGAAGAGCGCGGTGTGAATAGCACAGCAGTAGCAAAGATTAAACACGCATTGAACCACGACCTGACGACCTTAGTAGGTAAGTTGCAAGTGCTGGAAGAAACAACTAAGAATGGAATTACTGGTATTTATTTTGAATCTAAGATTGCCAATACAACACTTGGGAATGATACTCTTATCAATTATAAAGAGGGCATATACGACAATCATTCAATCGGCTTTAAGTACAATCAACTCTCTTTAATAGAGGCAGAGAAAAGCCCCGTTGCGTGGAATGAAGTATTGAGCAAGCTGGTAAACCCACAAGAAGCGGAGAAGTTCGGGTACTTATACTTAGTAAAAGAAATAAACCTTTTCGAAGGTTCAACTGTTGCCTTCGGTGCAAACTCTTTAACTCCATTCTTAGGCGTTAAGAGCGGCAACAAAGAATCAATAACATTAGCATTAGACAGCAAATTAAATCAGTTGATGCACACCGTTAAAAACGGCTCTCAATCTGATGATATGATGCACACACTTGAACTGCAAATAAAGCAGATTAAACAAGTGTTAAAAGAGATTGAAGTAGCTGAAACCTTTGATAAGCCCACACTTGCAAAAGTGCCGAGCGAAGCAAAATCAAGCGAACCGATAAAGCCAAAATTCGACGTAAATCAAATCATTAAAAATCTAAATTTCTAAAAAATGGAAGCACAAGACCAAAAAGCGTTAGTAGACGCTATCAACATTGAAGTTGGTAAAAAACTTGATGCGGTGAAAGCCGAATCATTAAACGAAGTAGCAAGTTTAAAAGCCGAATTAGAGGCAGTTAAAGCAGCTAAAGAAGAATTAAAAAGCGAAGTGAACGGTGAGATTGTTAAATTGAAAGCAGCTAATGAGGCAGCCGTAGAGAAAACAGAATCTTACAAATCACTTGCTGACTTATTCGTTGACGGTTACAGAGCAATCGTTAAAGAAAACGGTGCTAACATGAAAAAGAAAGGGTTTAGCGCTCAGATGAATGTTAAAGCTGCTGGTACTATGACCACTGCTAACATCGATGCTGTTGGTACTAACTCAATTCCTTATCAATTAGCTTCTTTTTCAACTGGCTTGGTAACAACTAAGAGAAGAAGACCTTTCATCATTGACCTTACTAACTTCGGTCGTACTGACAAGATGTATGTTCAATGGGCTGAGATGGCTAACAATGATCCTGGTACTGCTGGCATGACTGCGGAAGGTGCTGCTAAGACTCAAGAAGATTTCGACGTAAACGAAAAATCTGCGAAAGTAGAAAAAGTAACGGCTTACACTAAAGTATCAATGGAGATGTTAGACGATGTTGCTTTCATGGAAGCAGAAATCAGAAACAACTTAATTGAACTTATTGCATTGAAAGCTGATAGCGGTGTATTAAGTGGTAACGGTACTACTCCGAACTTGAATGGTATCATTACTCAATCAACTACTTATGCTGCTGGTTCTTTTGCCGGTACGTTTGGAACTGCTGCTAACAACTTCGATGTATTGCGTACTGCAATCAACCAAGTTGAGGCTGCTAACTACTTACCTTCTGCAATCGTGTTACACCCAACAGATGCTACATTCATGGAGTTGACTAAAGCAACTGATAACGGTTATGTTGCACCTTCATTATTCGTAGTTAACAACGGTGTTACTACTTTCGCTGGTATCCCAGTTATTAAAAACACTGGTATCACAGCTGGTACTTTCTTACTTGGTGATTTCTCTCAAGTTAACGTGAGAATGAGACAAGATGCTACTATCTCAATGGGTCATGAGAATGATGATTTCACTAAAAACTTAATCACTATCCTTGCGGAAATGAGATTGGTTTGCTACGTGCCGTCTAACAGAGTTCTATCTTTGGTTACTGGTTCATTCGCAACTGCGAAAACAGCGTTAAACGCATAGTTAATAGGGTGAGGAATTAAAACACCTCACCCTTTAATTTTAAAACTATAAAAAATGGCTAAGAAAGTAAAAGAAGTAGAGGTTATCGAAGTTGCAGAAGTTGCTGCTATTGTTGGCGACGTGTCAATTAAAATAATCAAAGATACTCAACACCTTAAAAAAGGTGAGGTGTATAAAGAAAGCGGTGATATTGCTTCGTTGTTAGTAGCGAAAGGTATTGCTGAAATAATCTAAAAAAAACTTTTGTTTGTTTGTTTTGTTTGGAGGTGGGCGGTAAAAAACCCACCTTTTTTTTAAAGATAAATTTATAATTATGGCATCAATATTAGTTAAAACAACAGACTTCACTGGGCTTTATTACATCGCTCAAACAACATACACGACTCCAATATTACAAGCCTATATTGATGAGTTTGAAAAAACATATATCCGCAAATTGTTAGGCTTAACGCTTGGCGACCTATTCATTGCAACGGTAGTAAATAACGTGCCAGTTGGTGCAAGATACGTTAATGTTTTTAATCCATTGGCAATTCAAGTAAGTGGCTTAAATAACGGTGTTAGTCTATTGCAAGAGTATTACACAGAGGGCAGAATATTCGAGAGCAGAGGAATGAAAGAAATATTAAAAGGCATTATTTATTGCTTATACGTACAAGGTACTCAGGCGCATCATTCACAGAGCGGTGTTGCTAAGTCTTTAGCCGATGTAGGTATAGTAATGACGGGAGAGAATGCAGCGCGTATGGGCGAGATTAGACACAATGGAATCATATCCGATTGGGAGGCGGTTCAATACTATATTCACGTAAACGCGGCAACATATCCTGAGTACGATGGCTTGCAATTACAACCTAAATACAGCGCAATATTATGATGTACAAAACAGATATAATAGATTACTTGAATAGCGTACTAACTGCGGTGAATAAGACCGTAACAATTACGGCAACAAGTAACCCAAGCGCGGGCGTTTACACCATTACCGTTGATGATGTTAAATGGATTCAACCAAGCATTGTGCTATCGATAGGGAATAATGATTATACCGTAAGTTCGATTTCGGGCTGTGTGATTACTCTAAGTGGTAGCGCTGCAATAGTTGTAACTTCATTCACGTTGCCAACGGTTTACTTCTTTCACGGTACGGTTAAAGAAACAAACATCACTTTAACTAAGCGCCAGTTCGATACACAGAAAACACCGCTTGTCTATTTGCTTGAAATATTTAGCGAAAGGTTCAATGAAGATGTTGATGAGTTCGAGCGCGTGAGTGATTTGCGTTTGTTCTTTTTAACTCACGCTAACTTTGAAGCGTGGGAAGTTGATGACTTTTACACGAATAGCATCAAGCCTATGCAAAGATTGGTACAACACTTCATTGATACGCTTAACAAACAAGTGAGAGTGCAACAGATAAGAGAATACGAACTAACTAACCTTTCTCGCTTTGGTGTTTACGTGAATAACAAAGGCTTTGAAAGTACATTGTTTGAGGATAAATTAAGCGGTGTTGAGTTGCGTATTTCGCTTGAATTAAGAAAGCCGACCGATTGCGGTGGGTATTGCTAACAAAAAAAATTGGCAATTATAAATTGAATTAAATTTGATGAATAATAATAACTTTTAAAATTAAAAATTATGGCAAATTGTTGCAGTCTTACAGTCGCAAATACAGGGTTTGGCTGTACCCCTATCATGGAAGTGGTAGAGAAATTCATTGAGGTTTCATACTTTAAAGAAGATGGTACTATCAATGAAATTGATTTGACAGATACATTTAACTTAGCTTATTTTACCGCATTGGTAAATAACGCTGATGAAACTTTACGCTGGTACCCATTGCCGTTCGTTAAGAACATGGTAGATGAGCGCGCAGATTCTGACTTTGAAACTTTTGATGACAAGACTAAAATCGAAAGACAAGTTGGTATTCGTTCAGTTAAAACAATGATTACTACTTTAGGAAATAACGCTGGTGCTGTTTCTCCTCAAATGGTTGGTAAGATAAACGATAAGAAATGTAAAGTTTCGGGATTGTTTGGTATTACTAAATCAAAGCAATTGGTAGGTGAAATGATTAATGATGGTTACTTGGCGCCAATTAGAATCGACAACGGTTCAATTTCTGCTAAATTAATCAAGACTGGCTCAGGTGCAACGACTCAAAAAATTGACTTAGCTTTTGATTGGCATTTAGATGTACAAGATGAGAGACTTCGTACATTGGAAGCAGACGAAATGAGCACAGATATTAGCTTGTTAAACGGCTTGTTAGATGTTACTTCAACATATTCTGCAATCGGTCAAACATCATTCAAAGCTACTTTGAAAACACAATACGGTTCATTCTTGAACCCTGTATTAGTTGAAGGCTTGGTTGCTGGTGATATGGCTCTTTACAATGTAACTGATAGTGCTTCGGTAACTATTACATCTATTGCTGAAAGTCCTGATGGAACGTATCAAATCAACTTTGCTTCGCAAACGGTTGCTGATGTGCTTCGTTTAACCATCACTAAAAACGGTTACAACTTCGCAGCGGTAACAGCTAACACAATTACGGTAGCATAAATGTAGGGGAGGGCTTCGGCTCTCCCTTTTTAAAAATAAAACAATGGCAGCAGAAAATGAATTCTTAAAAGTTGGCGGTGTAACCTTCGCACTTTACGGTGTAGCAGGTTTAACGAAAGACGAATTTGTATCGATGTACAAAGGCACTCCACAACTAACTGATGGCTTAGATAAGATATGGGCTACCTTAAAAGCAGAGTGCAAAGCGAAAGGTATAGTGTGGGCAGAGGATGCGTTAAAAGAAGCGCCAGCAAACACAGACCTACAAGTAAAGCCTAAGAAGAAAAAGAAAAGCGATAAGTAAACAATGAAGGCCTTAGCGGATTTATTGAAAAAGATTATTCGCATTGAAACTAAGGCGGACAGATTGTTTGTTAAAATATTGAAAGATAGCAACGTACAAGCGCAGATAATTGATTTCAATTTAGAGCAAATGTACGAGGGCGGTGTAGATAGTGAAGGTCGTTCTTTGGGTGAATATGCCACGATAACGGTGCAATATTACAAGCCTTTAGCGAGAAGTTTGGGTAACGATGGCAGAACAGACCATATTACTTTAAAAGATACTGGAGAGTTTTATAAATCATTTAGAATCAAAGTAGAAAATGACGGGTTCAAAATCACAGCCGACACAATCAAAGAGAATACGGATTTGGCGCAAATTTACCCCGATGTTATTGGGCTTACTAAAGAGAGCAAGCAAATGGTTAGTGAACTTATTACACCGTATTTTATTGAAAGCATACGCAAAGAACTATTGGTGTAGTATTGAGGAGATGCCTATTTATAACTGGTTAAAATGGCACGAGGATAAGGACGATAAGTGGCTAAGTAAAAAAGGCAAAGCTGGGTTACTTACTTCGTATATAGGAAACAAGTTGATGACGCAATTCATAGAACGTTTTGGCTTTAGTGAATCGTTTATAAAGGCATTAGAGAAGGAGAAAGAATTAGTGTTGTTACAGGCGAGAATGGCAATAACAGAGGACAGAAGTTTGAGCGCGTTCATTAAGATTTGTCAGATAGAGATTGAGGCGTTAAGAGCAGAAACGCAAGACAGAAGCGACTTTTACGAGATTAAGGGAGTGTTAGAACATGAGATGGGGTTTCAGATTGATATAAAGAAAGTAAGTGTAGCAGAATACTATACCTATTTCAAAGCATTAAAAAAAATAAGACCTAAGCAAAATGGCTGAAAGCGGTAAAATAACGAGAGAAGATATAATCGCAAAGGACGCGTTCACATCTGCCGTTGAGGAAGCAAAAGAATTGTTAAAGGTTGTTACCGACATTCAAAACGCGTTAAAAACTAAGGCTAAGCAATCAACAGACGGCTTCGCTATTGCATCACCTCAAACACTTGATGACGTTGCTAAACTAACGAAGCAGATTGAAGACTTAAAGAAGCAGATTGCAGCATTGGAAGCTGTAACAGAGAAACAAAAGAAAGCAACAAAGGATTTGACAGCGGCTCAGGCGCAAGAGAATTTAGCACGTCAAAAGCAACGCCAAGAGATAACCCAACAAGTTAAATTAAATAGCGACCTTACTACCACATACGAGAAGCAAGTTGTTAGATTAGCGCAAATCAAAAAAGAGTTAAAGAACATTAGTGCGGAAGGCGGCAAAGCACCTAAGGCTTTAACTGATGAGTTCAAAAAATTAGATACAAGCGTAAGGAAAGCGGAAGAAGCGGTAGGAGAGCATCAAAGAAGTGTTGGTAACTACAAGCAAGCATTAACGGGTTTGAGTGGACCACTTGGGAATGCTGCAAATGGTATTAGTGGAATGGGGCAAGCCTTAAAAGGTTTGTTATTGAATCCCGTTGCGCTGGCTATTGCTGCCGTAGCTGCTGCCGTTTATGGCTTATTTAAAGCGTTCACCTCAACAGATAGTGGTGCTACTGAGTGGGCGGTTAGATTAGAGCAAGTAAGCGCGATAATTGATGTTGTTAGAAATAGAGCACTATTGTTAATTGATGCTATTGTGGCGTTGTTTAGTGGTGATTTTACAGAGGCAGCGCAGAAGTTTGGTCAGGCGGTTAGTTCAAATACAGATGATTTTGAAAGGGCAACAGATGGTGCAAGAAAATATATTGAAGCATTAGATGACTTAGAGGATAGAATAAGTAACTACGCGGTGGCATCGGCTAAGGCTAATTTAAAAATATCAGAGGCAGAATTTAACGCTGCTGATAGAAGATTCTCCATACAAGAAAGAAGAAAGTTTTTAGAGGAAGCAATAGCTTTATCTTCAAAAGAAGTAGCCGAGCAACGGAAGTTTGCAGAGGAAAGATTTGTTTTAGAGGCAGAAAAGTTAGCATCATTAACTGGATTAACAGCAGAAGAAATTGCTTTGTATGTAGAGATGACAGAAGAGCAAAAAAAGAATGCGAGCGAAGCAGTTAAAACTGCAAGGAATAAATACGAAGAAGAGTTTAAAGCCTTAAATGAATTTGGGGCAAAAGTGTTTGAAGAACAAGAGAAGTTTTTTACTGAAAACAAAAAGAACAACGCAAAGCTGGCTGCATTTGATGAACAGATAAAAAAAGAGGCGATTGACAGAGCGAATAAAGAAGCTGAGGAAAAGAAAAAAGCAGCCCAAGCATACTATGACTTTTATAAAAGTAAATTAGATGACTTAGATAAAATAGAAAAGAAGAGAAGAGGAGATTTGCAAAAGGCAGAGCAAGTGAGATTGAAAGATGATAATGTCCGTAACCAACTTGACCAAGAGAAAAGACAAGGCTTAATTGATGGATATAATGAGCAAAGCGAAGCATTAAAAGATGCTACAAACAAAGATATTGACTTAATTAAAACTGGTTTAGATATTGAATATAGAGCAAGGCAAACAAAACTACAAAAGCAAAAGGATTTTGAGATAAGCAACAAAGATTTGACGGAGAATGAAAAGTTATTAATCGAAGAAAAATATAAAAATGATAGCCTTGCTTTAGCGCGTGAAAAAGCAGCGGAGTTGAAAGGTATTAACGAAAAAGAAAAAGAAGATAAGAAGAAGTTAAAAGCCGATGAATTAGCAGAGGAAAGAAAAGTACAGCAA